GGATACCCGCTTTTTAGGTACACAACAAGCTAAATAGTTACTGAAAACCCAATAAAACCGCGCCATACAGCGATTCATCAAAAACAAAAATCCATGAAAACACAACCCGCTCCACTTTTTTGAAATGAAAAACTACCATTCAGCCCTTCAACAACTCAAAGCCTTCGGGTTAAAAATCGATTCAATCATTGTCGATAGTCGTGTTCACCGATGCCGCGCAAACAAAGCTCGTGAAAAATCAGGCTGGTATTTGTTACACGAAATGCGCCTTGATAACGGTGAATCGCTAGTCACAGGAACGTATGGCGAATGGGTAGGTGCTGAAAAAAATACTCAAAAAGTTGAACTCGACAAAGAAGGCTACGTTTTCACGTCCGAACAACAAGAAGCCATGCGTAAGCGTGCCGCCGACGACAGAAAACGCATTGAAGCTGAACAAAAACAACGTGCCGAACGTTGCGCCCAAGCCGCTGAACACTTACTTGGCAAAATGTCCGTTGCTGGAGATTGTGATTATCTGACACGAAAAGGCATTGGGGCTTACGGCGTAAAATTCAGTGAAAAGAACTCGCTCATCATTCCCGTTACAGACACACGCGGTAAGGTTCACGGTCTGCAAATCATCTTAGATTCTAAAATCAGCAAAGAACGCATTGAAAAACTCGGACGCGATAAAGAATTCTATCCGTCTGGCATGGCGAAAAAAGGACATTTTCATTTAATCGGATCGCCAACAAACATCGTTTTAGTCGCAGAAGGTTACGCGACTGCCGCGACACTTCACGAAGCAACTGGCTTTCCCGTTGCCTGTGCATTCGATGCCAACAACATCGAACCCGTGATTGCAAATCTCAAAAAACATTACCGCAACATCAACTTTCTAATCTGCGCTGACAATGATTCACTGGCAACCTGCCGCGAGTGCAAGACTTACATTGATTTAGAAATCAATCCTACCTTTTGCCACCAATGTGGCAAGCCTCACACCAAGAAAAATACAGGTATCGAACGGGCAAATTTAGCCGCCATGACACACGCTTGCGCTGTGGTTTATCCTGTTTTTGCTGATAATCCCGCACGTTTTCTGTCCTACCAAAAAAATCAGGGCAAATTAACTGACTTCAACGACTTAATGCACGTTGAATCCCTTGCCACGGTGCGCTTTCAAGTTGAACAAGCGATTGCCGCGAAGGGCTGGCGGGTTCAAGGCGGGGCGCGTCAAACTGAGGGGGCGGGGGAAAGTGACGGTTTCGCCACATTGTTATCGTCAGTGAATGACATTTTGCAGCGATTTACGTTACTCGAAGGGCAAAAAAGCACGTTTTTTGACCACAAAGAACGCAAATTGATACTTAAAAAAGATATTGAGGATTTATGCCGCTCGCGTGAATTGATGGGACGTTGGCGTGAACGTGGCGATAGGGTGGTGGGTAAAATTGAAGAATTCGGCTTTGATGCTGCTGAAACCGACACCACGATTAAGTACAACATTTGGAACGGTATGCCTACGCAACCGATACAAGGCGAATGTGATTTAATCAAAGATTTGCTGTTCTTTTTGGTCAATGAAAACTTGGCGCATTATCAATACGTTTTGAAATGGTTAGCGTATCCGTTGCAACACCCAGGCGCAAAATTGAAAACGTCACTGGTATTTCATGGTGGGCAAGGCACAGGTAAAAATCTATTTTTTGAAGCGTATGCGGCGATTTATGGACGATACGCAAAAGTCATTGACCAGTCGGCAATCGAAGATAAATTCAACACTTGGGTGTCGGGTAAATTGTTTCTAATTGCTGATGAAGTCATTGCACGGCACGATTTATTCCAACTGAAAAACAAACTCAAAGCGATTATCACGGGCGACACCATTCGCATCAATCCTAAAAACCTGCCTGACTATTTTGAAAAAAATCAATTCAATATGGTTTATCTCTCAAACGAAATTCAACCTGTCGTACTCGAACAAGACGACCGTCGTCATTCGGTATTTTGGATTAAGGGCAAACAGGATGATGATTTTTACAAGTCCGTTGCGGCTGAAATCAAAAATGGGGGCGTGTCGGCTTTTTATCATTACCTGTTGCATTTGGATTGTGGCGATTTTAACGAACATACCAAGCCAGTCGATACCGACGATAAAAAAGAGCTTATCGACTTGAACCGCAATCCAATACAGCGTTTTTTTTTTCATGGGTGGGTGGCGAATTGGACGATGTTCAAGTGCAACCTGCCCTTTCAACGGATGTTTATGAACTCTATCGCGCGTGGTGTTTAAAAAATGGTTTTCACAGCACTGATATTTCAAAAGTCGTCGCGCAATTGGTTAAAAGTTGTGGCGTTGAAAAACATCGAAAGCGGTACATCGAAGGTATGAAACAGCAACAAGCCATGATGTTGATGCCGCCCAACAGCATTGAATTACCGCCTTCGGAATCTGAACAGGCGTGGCTTGGTAAGTGTGTTTCAAATTTTAAATTGGCGGTAAAAGGCTATAAAGCAGGTGCTTATGAATAAGTTTGTGCAGGGGTTGTGCATAGTCTGTGCAGGGGTTGTGCAGGGTACGAAACCCACGAATTTAAAGGGCTGTGCAGTGTGTGCAGGGTTATCGCGCGTGCGTATGTGTGAACAATTAAATTTTCTAAAACACATTACTCTCGTATGCGTAAGGGCATATACCCTGCACACCCTGCACAGACAGCGTATTTCCTACGTTTTAGCCCTGCACAGACTATGCACACACCCTGCACACACCCTGCACACATTATTATTTTTATATTTTTAAACAAAAAAAAGAAAAATGAAGAAAGAAACCTTAGAAGAAAAAGCCGCTTCGCTAAACATGAAAGTCACTGCTTTCACTGGTTATGTTGTGACCTGTAACGATGATGACAGCGAAATCTATTGCAAAACGCTGGGGGAGTGTGAGGAATACATAGAAATGTGCAAACTAACTGAAAGCGAATTTACGGCAAAGTACGGTTTTATGACTGATAGTGAAGTCAATGACTGAAAACATCGTCACCAAAAGCGAATTTGCGCGAATCCTGAACAAAAAACCGTCTTATGTGACGCATTTGGGCAAATACGGGCGGCTGGTTTATGACGAAACAGGCAAAAAGATTGTGGTTGATGCCTCGCTCAAATTGATTGAAGAAAGCCGTGACCTGTCAAAAGGCGGTGTTGTCGAGCGTCACGAAAAAGCACGCGCTGAAAAAACCTCCGATATTGAAAGCGACGATGACGACGTTGAACCACAAAGTTCACACGATAATTCCACCGACATCGTTGAAGGTTCTTACAACGATTACAAAACACAACACGAAAAATTCAAAGCCTTACGCGCAAAACAAGAATATGAACAATCAACGGGGTTATTGCTAATTGCAGAGGATGTTTTACGCGCAATTACCAATGCCGCGTCAATCATTCGCAATCGTTTTGAATCACAACCCGACATTTTAGCCGAACAACTCGCTGCGGAATCGGATGCAACCCGCATTAAATCCATGATGCGCGATTACAACGAAAGTTTTTTAACTGAGCTTTCACAACTGTTTAAGAAATTGGGGGCGGTATGAGTATTTCTGAAAGTTCATTGTTGATAGTAAATAATCCAGGTAGAACACCTGATGTTGATGTTCTAAATCAGCTTTTTGATTTTAATGTATCGAATGGCGTTGGAACATGGAAAACCACAACAAGAAAAGGAAAAGACGTAACTAGAGTTTCAACTCGTGGAAAAGGCAAACCACCAAAATGTATTTCAGTAATGATTAACGGCAAGAATTACAAGTGGCAACGCATTGTATGGAAAATGATAACAGGATTCGATTCTCCATATCACATAGAGCATAAAAACGGCGATTGCACTGACAATAGATTTTTTAATCTACAAGAATCAACGCACATTGTTAGTGCTAGAAGATCAAAAGCAGCATTAAAATCATGTACCTAAACGCTCACGAAAAAATCTACTACGCGCTTTCCCGTTCCTTTGCACCACGCAAACATATCAGCGTGAGTGAATGGGCGGATTTGCATCGCGTGTTGTCGAATAAAACGTCAGCAAAAGCGGGGGCGTGGCGAACCGATAGCAATCCAATTCAACGTGAAATCATGGATTGCTTTTCGTCGCGCTCGAACGTGAATCAAGTTGTGTTAATGCTGCCGATCCAAATCGGAAAAGCCTTAGCACTCGATACACCCATTGTGACACCTAACGGCTGGTCAACAATGGGCGATTTATCAATTGGTGATAGCGTTTTTGATGACAATGGAAAACCTTGTAACGTGTTGGCAGTGTCTGAAATTTTTACAGACCATGCTTGTTATCGTGTGACATTTTCAGACGGCGCGACAATCATTGCAGATGCTGGGCATCGCTGGGTAGTTGATAACAACCGCCATTATCACGCTGTAAAAACTGAAACGCTAACAACACTGGAAATGTCAGCCAATTTTAAACACGGCAAAAATAACATTTACGCAATTCCTGTTGCCAAAGCGTTAGATTTACCACCTGCTAAATTGCTTATCGCGCCTTATACATTGGGAGCATGGTTAGGTGACGGCAATAGCTATGCCGCCCAAATAACACAGCATCATTTAGACGCACCACATTTAATTTCACGCATAAATTCTGATGGTTATCACGTTGCAATTAAAAACAAAGAGGACGGTAATTTAATTTTACAGATTGACCATCGCGGTATAAGAGAAGGTAAATGTATTCGCGGTCATGTATTGGCAGAAACTGGAATTTACATAATAAAAGGGATTGAACGTTGCGCGGAATGTGGCAGACAGCAATCAATGAAAAATAAACGTGGTCATGCAGTAGATGAAATTGTTAATCAAACGTTTTTTAATCGTTTGTCAGAGTTAAATCTGATAAAAAATAAACACATTCCACAGATTTATTTACGCGCCTCGATTGAGCAAAGACTGGATTTATTGAAAGGCTTAATGGATACAGACGGAACGATTAGTAAGCAAAATGGCAGGGTTTCAATCGCATCATCTTATCCAACATTAGCTAACGATATTTTTGAGTTAATCGCTTCACTAGGTTTTAAGCCAACTATTTATAAAAAGAAAACAAGCTGCAAAGATTCATTTGTAATCAGCTTTACCGCTTATTCAGACCAACCTGTTTTTTCATTACCACGAAAATTAGCATTACAGCGCAATAGAGCAGAATGCAGAATTTTAGAAGCTACACGCCGCAGAATTACTAATATCGAGCTAGTACCAACCGTTAAAACAAAATGTATTGCTGTTGATTCACCAACGCATTTATTTTTAGCGGGACGCGAAATGATACCAACGCATAATTCAGAAATTATCAGCAACATCATGGCGTATTCGATGGTAGAAGCTCCCGCGCCGATAATGCTGTGCTTCCCGTCCGAAGTGTCGATGACAAAATTCAACAATCAAAAATTAAAACCGTTGATTGAAGAAACGCCATTAGTCGCTGAAATTCTCACCACCAACGCCAGCCGCGAAAGTGCGAACACCAAATGGTTCAAAGACTTCAACGGGGGGCAACTGTATTTAGAACACGCAGGTTCACCCGCAAGGCTCAAATCCACGGCGGTAAAAATTCTGCTCGTCGATGAATTAGACACCTTCGCGCAAAACTTATCGGGCGTAGATGATCCTGTTGATATGTTACTTGGTCGCACCACGTCATATCGTTCAACGTACAAAGTGTTGTTTGCCTCCACGCCGCAAATCAAAGGATTAAGCCGTACGGAACAACTCTATGAAAAATCAGACCAACGCCGTTATTACATCGCTTGTCCGCATTGCAACCATGAACAGCCGCTGATTTGGCAAAAATTGAAATGGGAAAAAGGCGCAACCAACGTGCGTTATGTTTGCAATGAATGTGAAGGCGATATTTATGAACATCAAAAAACAGAATTGATTGCACGCGGTCGTTGGGTAGCTGAAAATCCTGACGGTACATTGCGCGGCTATCATGCGAACTGTTTGTATTATCCGATTGGTTTGGGTATTCGCTGGGCAGATTTAGTCGTCATGTGGCTGGATTGTCAAAGTGACCCTTCGCGATTAAAAACGTTTATCAACGATTATTTAGCCGAAGCCTTTGAAGACCCGCTAATGCGTTCAATCAAAATGAACGTCATAGCAGAACGTGCTGAAAATTACCCGCTTCGGGTTGCACCGTATGGCGTGGGCGCAATTACAGCAGGCGTTGATACCCAAGATAATCGTTTAGCGGTTCAAATTGTCGGCTGGGGCGTTGGCATGAAATCGTGGGTGTTGGATTACGTCGAATTGATGGGCGACCCTGCTGAGGATCATGTTTGGAATGAACTCACCAAATTACTCAATACGCCAATCGAATGCGAAAACGGTAAAAAGTTACCCATCATTGCAACGGCAATTGACGCGGGTGGTCATCGAACTGAAGCCGTTAAAGATTATGTTCGCCGCAAACAAATCAAACGCCCGTTAGCGATATTCGGCGCAACATCAACGACCGCGCCTGTGCTTTCAAAACCCAAAGCCACTGACGTGAATTTTCGCGGGCAGCTCAACAAGTTTGGCGTTCACATTCAACACGTCGGCACGATTCAAATCAAACACAAAATTTTTGCCCGTTTATCGGCGGATGCGGATAAAGAATCGCCTGAACGCGCTTTACATTTCAGTGAGCAATTAGAGCGTGAGTTTTTCGCAGGGTTCACATCTGAAACCTTCGACCCCAAAACAGGACGATTTGTGAATAAGCGTGGTGCGCGAAATGAACCGCTTGATACTTACGTCTACGCTTACGCCGCCGCGCATCATCACGAATTGCGTTTGCATCATTACACAAAAGCAAAATGGGCGGAATTAGTCGGTGAAATTTCTAAATCTGATTCCGAACCAATTGGTTCAAATCCAATTCAAGCAATCGAACAACACAAAAAGAAATCCTTTTACATTCCCGACTAAAGGCAAACATGGAAACCGACGTAATCGAACAAATTAAAACTGCTGTGATGCAAACTGCCTTGAATTTTGGACATTCACAATCGGTTGCATCTGATTTAGCAATGTGTGCCGCTAATAAAATCATGAAATCCATTGGCGGCAGTCCGCATTATATTCCCAAAAAATACGCTTCAGAACGCAACGAAAAAATAAAAACCGAATACAACGGCAAAAACAGGGCAGATTTGCTGAAAAAATATGCCGTAAGCAAATCAACGTTTTACAAAATCATCCTAAATGCAAAGAAAAAACAGGAGAAAAAATGATTTTCGACATAAAAGACGCTTTTTTAATAGCAGGAGGATTGATTTTCACAGTATTTTTTTTCGTCGATTATCTGACAAAAAACGATTTGCTTGATGATGAACCCTGCACACACACATTTATAAAATATCAATCAACGGGCAAAAAAACCTGTATTGATTGTGGCTATAGTCAGGATATTACAGAACCCCATTACCCAAAACATCAACGATAAAAGGATTAAAAAAAATGAACTTTCAAGAGTTTCAAGAAAATGCGATTAAAACTGCAAAAGCGGGCGATTTTAAATTTAATCTCGTTCACGCGGCGATGGGCTTATCGGGCGAAGCAGGTGAATTCACAGATTGTGTCAAAAAGTATGCAATTTATGGGCAATCTTTAGATTCAAAAAATGCCGCTGAAGAATTAGGCGATTTAATGTGGTTTGTTGCGTTGGCGTGTGACACGCTCGGCGTTTCAATGGGGCAAATCGCGGCACAAAATATCGCTAAATTACAAAAGCGTTACCCCGAAAAGTACAGTGATGCCCACGCAATGCAACGGTTAGATAAAATTGAAATGGAGCAACAACAATGAGCAATGTTTTCAGCGGTGTTTGTAATGTGTCACAAGATGCAACGGTTAAATATCTTGCAAGCGGTCAAGCAGTGTTAAATGTATCAGTTGCCAATAATGTCGGCTTTGGTGATAACCAAAAAACCGTATGGATTCGTGTCGCATTGTGGGGAAAACGTGCCGAAGGAACGCTCGCTGAATATCTTAAAAAAGGGCAAGCGGTTTTTATTTCAGGTGAAATGACCACCAACGAATACACAAAACAAGACGGTACAAAAGGCTTTCAAGTCGAAGTCAACGCCAATATCCTTGATTTGATAGGTGGAAAACGTAGTGAAAACGCAACGGCGGCGCATGAAAGTTATCAAGCCGACCCGTATCCGCCAGCCGCTTATGCACCACAACCTGCGCCACAATATCAACCGCCACCGCCGCAAGGTTATCAAACGCCACACCAACAGCATCAAGCCGCTGTCGCACAACATAACGCGCAAAGACCTCCACGCCCAAACGATGATATTCCGTATTAAGTATGACAAGTACCGTTGCACTTTTTAAACGTTTGACGACAGAGCAAAAAGACCAATTTTGTGATGATTTAGTGTCATTGGGTTTAGTCAGCGAACTAAATCCAAAGCAATGGAAACGCTCTGTTAAGCAAGCCGTTAAGAAATCAAAAGGCACGTTAAAAAAGCTGTATCAATCTTTTCAACACATTGATGCAGCCCAACGCGCAAAATTTTATGATTCATTTTTTGGAGTATTAGATGAGTAGTATTGAACAAGCAGTTTGTAAAAAAATAAGCAGTCGCGCCGATTTTGGCTTTAAAAAATATGGTGTAACGATGGAGCGCACCGATTTATCAACGCTTGAATGGCTACAACACGCCCAAGATGAAGCAATGGATACGGCGGTATATTTACAAAAACTCATTGAAATTGAACAAACCAAACACGCGGCGAATTACGAATGAAAGTCGAATTATTACAAGCAACACCAAACCCTGAAATTTTCATCGGTCAAATGGCTGGGATTTGTTATGGCAAAGAAAACAGCGACAAAGAAACC